GCAGCCGCAAGAGGCAACCCATCTACGCGATCTTCTGAAGCGCATCCGGCAGTGGGATGCACTGGACATACCGGACAGCGATGGTGCGTACTGGAAGCGGGAGATTGACGCCGCGCTGGAGCAGCCAGAGCAGGAGCCGGTGGCGTGGGCATGCTTCAAAAATGGTGAGCTACAAACGGAACTTGTCGGCACCGAAGCCGATGTCGATTTCTGGTGCGCATCGGACGAACCGGAGATGGAGGGCATGGTCAAGGGCGCCCTCTACACCCACCCGCCTCGCCGCGAGTGGCAGAGTCTGAGCGAGGAGGAGTTCGGGTACATCTACGTGCGCTCTGCCACGCATGAAGAATTTGCCCGCGCAGTCGAGGCCGCTTTAAGGAGCAAGAATCATGGAATCTACCGCCCTGCGGCTGGCTGATCAGCTGATAGCGTATCTGGGCGGGAATACGGCAGCGCAAGCCGCCGAACTGCGCCGCCTGCACCACAACAACCAAGTGCTGAAGGATGCTTTGTGGAAAGCGTGCGGCGATGACGAAGACGTGGTGAACAGCACCATCGCATCTGAAGGAGAACTGAAATGACACAACCTACTGCATTGTGGCTGGCTGATTGGCTTGATGTGCGGGCCTGTGGCGGTGATAACTGGAACGCAAAGATGAATGCCGCCGCAGCCGAACTGCGCCGCCTGCACGCCCTGAACGGGGAACTGCTGGAGGCGCTATTGGAAGAACGCCGGGTGCGCCTGATGGGCCAAGAAGACGATGTCCATTGGGAGTCGCTGCGCGACATGCGGCGGGCCGCGATGGCTGCTACGGACGCCGTCATCGCACGGGTGGAGGGGAAGGTATGAACAGAGAAGACATCATCCGCATGGCGCCAGCAGGCTGGTGTATACGCCGCGCATACCGAGTTGACGCTAATGGCGGGGCTTGAACGCTTCGCCGCCCTCGTTGCTGCTGCCGAGCGCGAGGCGTGTGCGAAGGTGTGTGAAGGACTTGAACGGCGCAGCGGAAACGCGCCGCACACGCCGTCAGGCTTCACTTGCGCCGCCGCCATCCGCGCCAGAGGACAATCGTGACTGATTTGAGTAATGTGGCGTACCAGGCACCAGGGGCTTTGGTAATTCTGTTGCATACACCTGATGCCCGCACGCGATACTAACCAAGTTAAAGGAGAAAAGATAAATGAATAACGTTACAGTATTTACACCGGAGAGTTTCAATTTTAACAGCCATCTTAAAGAAATTCATCTGACCGCCGGTGTTTATGTAATCGATAAAACCTGGCGTATTCAAACCGGACAGAGGGTTATAGGTCAAGGGGCGGTATTTAAGGTATCAAATAAACTCCCCCACACCTCACCGGCCATATTGGTGGAGGAAAGTAATGTGTTTATTTCCGGTATAGCGGTAGACGGGGATGACAACGAACGTGAAAACACCGAACTTATCTCCATCACCGGAACTGATGTTGAGGTCCAATACTGCACCATCCAAAATTCTAGGTACATCGGTATTGGAATTACCGGGGAAAACGTCAGTATCAACAATTCATACTTCACCCAACTAGGCTCCCCGGTACAATCAGCCGAACAGGGATCGGCGATATGGGTGGGAGAACGAGCCAAGAACATCAAAATCACCGATAATAGGTTTGAAAATAATAGATGGTCCGGTATCTACTTCATGCCTTATACCGGGGTTATATCGTTCAATGAATTTACAAACAACAAAGAATCGGCAGTCTTTGTCAACCACCACGGCCGAAATATCCGTATTTCGAATAACGTTATCAGAGGTACGAAGAGATCGAATATATCGGGATCGGGTCTAGAAATAGGGGGACACAATGTTCAGATAGAAAATAATTCCATCTCGTATTGTGCATCCGATGGGATCTCACTGACCGATTGTTCAGATGTTACTATACTGAATAACGTGATATTTAACAACGGGCAAGAATCTCACGTATACCAAGGGTTCAATAGAGCATCAGGGATTGGGGTACATAATACCGGTACTAGTACCGATATCGTAATAATCGGTAATAAGATCTACGACAACCAGTCGGTAAAGACCCAAACCCATGGTATATTCGGCTGGTCAGAAAAAGACGGAAAGCCATGGATTAATAGTAAGATCGAAGGAAATACGATCAAAGATCATAAAGAAGGAAATATACAAGATAGCGGAAATGTATTCGTTAATAGTATAGGCCCCAATGTATATGAAGACGTAGTTAAAGACGAAGTGACAGACGAAGTTAAAGTGACAGTGACAGAAGAAGTGGTAGAAGCAGAAAACAAGAATAAGCACTCAGATTGGATAGTCCTAGGTGGGGCAGCCGCAGTGGCCATAACAGCCTGGCTATTGAGTATCTTAGCCAGGAGCCAATTATGAGTGATATCTGGAAGCGCCGCCAAGAAATTGACAAAGCAAGGCGAGATAAAGAAAAAGAGTTGATGGATGAGTATGACCGAACAGTCTACTACCCAGCCAAAAAGCAATTAATTGAAGACTGTAAAAAGATCGGTCACTACGGTAATAACTTTCACAACAATGGATTTGGCTGGAGTTGGTTCTACTGCTCGGGTTGCGGTGGGCGATATAACGTAACAGGTCCAAACGGAGAAGAAGAATGAAATTCAGTGAACTAAAGAAAATCGTTGATCTCAATTACAGAGATGGTCATTACGAAGATCCAGAAGTAGTTATTCAAATCAAACTTCCGTACTCTACAGTTGGCGGGATGCCCACAGTCAAAGTAAAGACCATGAATATGGGCTTTGACTGGGATAGTGGTAAATTCATCATCACGCCCGAAGAAGACCTGACACCAAGTGACAGAGACTTTGCAAAGCAGATGAAGGAAATGCAAGATCGCGCTGGGTGGGCAGATTACGAGAATCGCAATCTAAAGGCAGAAGTAAAACAACTAAGAAAACAGTTGACAAGTCGGGGTAATGCTAGTTATACTGATGTTGTGTCGGATGGTGGCATTGATCCAAGGAACTGAATGATACACTACACAAACACAGACAATCCCATAGACTTTCCAAAAGAACTCACACCAGAGGAGATGATGCATCATCTTAGAAATCCATCAAAAGACAAAAGAAGTCTAGCGGAACTAGATAGTGTCATTGATGAGATTATTGATCGCAATCCAGACTTTGTGGAAAAAATCATGACCATTGTAAATAGGAGCAGAAATGAAACAAAAACTCTACATAACAAAAACGGATCTTGAGAAGATTCTTGAGATCGTTAAAGAGAATGGACTTGGAGAAAAAGCATTTCTTTTGATTCAAGACAATGATAGTGGCATCGGATACACCACAACAATGGAGTATATAGCGGAAATCCATAGTCGCATTGCTACAATTCAGTTTGTAATCGCGGATACAGAAAACTGGTGATTATGAACGAACGAATCCTAGAACTAGCTAAAAAAGCCGGACTCAAGAAAGAACACGGCTCTGATCGCGAGTACATCGGAGACTTTGAATGGCGAGAGTTTGGTGAGTTATTGATTCGAGAATGTGTCAAGATTATTGATGATACACCACTTGGTTATGGAGATTACCGTGATCAGATTCTAAAATCTATGCGGGACCATTGTGTCGAAAGAGTGAAATATCATTTTGGTGTTGACCAGAATTGAAATTTATTCCCGGTTAGTGTATACTGTAAGTGCAGACAATAACAGGAGTTGAATAATGGAACGTAAATTTTATTTGGACATCGAGACAGCGGACAGAATTGTGGTTCTATCTTTGAAAGATGCAATAGAATACCTTCAAAAGGAACTTGAGGATCACAAGAATGGCGAATGGCTGCATCCAGATGATGTTGTTATGAACCAAAAGTACATTGAAGCAATGGAATTTGTTCTTGGATATTACGGAGAATAGAATGCGCAATCGTAATGGCGTTGAATATCGTTTTGAACAACTAGACGCAAACAACTACACCATCAGGGGTGCTCTTGAATACTGGCGCTATGGTGGACAGGAAGGTGATCAATTTATCAACTATCAAAATCTGGGATTTGTTGACCCCAGCGGTGGTCCGTTCATTTCCCCGGGTTATCTAATCGAGGGACGCAAGGTAGTTCGTATCAGCGTGGTTGACGGTACGATTAAATTTGAAGTAGAATAGGCGTTGAACTCCATGACGATGCATCTTGAAGGTCCCTGGTTGTCTATGCAGGGCAAAAAGAAAGGCAAGAAGAAGTTTGCATCTGCCGAGGCAAAGCGTCGTGCCGATCAACTTGCACAAGAATGGCAAAAGATTCTTGACTCCCACAAACCCAAGAAGATCGTGGCAAGGAAAGTTACAGTCGCGGCACCCACATCGCAACATCGTGTATCGGAGAAACCCAAGAGTCTTGGCGAGTGGATTACTGGTCCCGTTTCTAGCAAGCCCGCTATGCAATATACTGGAACAAAGATGAAGGGCATTGGCACACTACACAAGTCTAATGCGGTGCCGGTGTTTACTGACGAAGAAGCGGTAAGTCTAGCTTCCATGCGCCGTTGACAACAAATTACGAATGATATATACTACTCATGATCACTATTAAAGGATTAGTATGGCAAAATTGAAAGTATCAGAATTATTCTACAGCATCCAGGGAGAAGGGCGTTTTATGGGTGTCCCAAGCATCTTCTTAAGAACATTTGGCTGTAATTTTACTTGTGATGGTTTTGGAATGGCTCGAGGAGAAAAATCGAATGAGCGACACCTTGTTGCAAGTAGCATTGAAAAGTATAAGCAATATCGAGATCTACCTCTTGTTAGTACCGGTTGCGATTCTTATGCTAGCTGGGATCCTAGGTTCAAGGACCTTTCACCAGTTCTTACGACGGATAGCATTGCGGAAAGTATCGCTAACATGCTCCCGTACAAAGAGTGGCGAGATGAACACCTGGTAATCACCGGAGGCGAGCCCTTGTTGGGTTGGCAGCGTAGTTATCCGGATCTTCTTGATCATCCCAAGATGCGCTATCTAAAGGAACTTACCTTTGAGACTAACGGCACACAACCCCTGGATCCCAAGTTTAGGGATTACTTATTCAATTGGGGCATCGAACATAGAGGTTACAATGCTGTGACCTTTAGCGTTAGTGCCAAGTTGAGTTGCAGTGGTGAGACACGAACTGATGCAATCAAACCCGAGGTAGTTGTTGGTTATGAATCTGTTGGTTACACTTATCTCAAATTTGTCGTTGCGACTGATGAAGATGTGGGTGAAGCTCTCGAAACCATTGACGTTTATCGATATCATGGTTTTAGGGGTCCTGCTTATCTTATGCCTGTTGGTGGCGTTGAATCTGTCTATGCGCTGAACAATCGCAAAGTTGCTGAACTGGCAATGCAAAATGGTCTACGCTACAGTGATAGACTTCAAATTCCGCTCTTTAAGAACGCATGGGGAACATAAGGAGAAAATTATGCCTTGGATGTATGATGTAAACAACAAGTGGAAGGGTGACTCGGGTTCCATGAGTCTCGCTGTGTGGGAAGAAAACGGCGAGGTAAAATACGAACACGATGTAAAGCCCCGTGTTGGTGTTTGTATGCGAGTGGGTTCAATTGGGGGACGGTCTTTTGCTAGACAAGACTGGTGGCAAACGTCTTACATAAAAGAAATTCTAGAAGAAAAGATGATGTATGACGAAACATGCCAACGAGACCGGCTTTATGTAAAGTTCAAGACCGAATCAGATAGCATTTATGAGTGGAGAGAATGATGATTGAAATTCAACCAAAAGATCCAAGTAAGAATCATTTCAACGTTTCAATGATCAAGAGTGCCGTTAGAATTCTTGCCTTCTTGTTTCTAATTTATGGTTCGTTTATAATGGCAGGATTGCTGCTAATCGCGGCAGAGATTCTTGGCGTAGTAGAGGAACTAGTATGAACTACAAATACGTGAGCACAAAGGAATACATTGACGCATTTCCCTGTGCATATAGGCAATGGCGCGCTGACTCGCATTGCAACATGATTCATGGATACAGTTTTTCCATGAAGTTTTTCTTTGGAACAAATAATCTTGATGTTCGTAATTGGGTTGCCGACTATGGCGGCTTGAAAGAACTGAAAGAGATTCTACAGGATCAATTCGACCATACTTTGCTAGTGGCACAAGATGATCCTGAACTAGAGCTATATAAAGAGCTTCAATCAAGAAAGTTGGCAAAACTAACCATCTTGCCTAAGCTGGGTTGTGAGGGGCTTGCGGATCAACTCTACAAATTTGTCAACGGTGTGTTTATTCCCGACTATTGGGGAGAGAGCGAGGCAGAGCGTCTTTGGTGCTTCCGTGTAGAGGTTCGAGAGACACAATCCAATATGGCATACCGAGAAGGTCATCGTGAGTGGGGCGAAGATCTTTTTGCTGAATAAGGAATGTTATGAGACCTATAGTGCATTTGGGTGTTGGTCATAATTCACCCGATTATGAACTTTACCTTTTAGACGAACGTCTCTATGGCAGTCTTCAAGAACGCGGAGAATCGTTGTTAGAAGAAAACAGAGTCTCTTTTATGGGGGAAGAATTCAAACAACTTCCTACAGAGACGCGTGATGATCTTATGACTCGCCTCAATAGGTTGTTAGATCAAAAAGAAACTTTGTTGAGAATAAAAGCTCCACCTGCTCTAATAGAAGACCTTGACTTTCGCATTGCCAAACTGTATAATTCTATTGAAAAGTTTGGATATTCGCTAGATACTGACAAGTACAGAATTCAATTCTATGAAAAGTTGGAGGCTTGGAATGATTCAGTTGAAAAGCAAGAGCTTGTAGAAGCGATACAAGCATACAACGAACAACAATACGAAAGAATTAAGAATAGGAAAAATAATGAGTGAAAAATATTTGGCGGATGCTATTCGCTCTAGGATGAAACAAGATGGTAAGCGTTTCTGGGCTGGTGACAACATTAGCGAATACGTTGCTGACTCTGACAAAGAACATCTAATCAATGAGGCATCAGAGGCATTTGAGCTTGTTCTGGATCGTTTGTTGATTGATCGTGAAAATGATCCTAACAGTAAAGGTACAGCACGTAGACTTGCCAAGATGTATTTCAACGAAATTATGGCAGGTAGGTATGATGAACGACCAGATGCAACCGCTTTCCCAAATGATTCAGAAGATCGTTACGAAGGTATGTTGGTGGTTAGAAGCGAGCTTCGTAGCATGTGTTCTCACCATCATCAGCCTGTCAACGGTGTCGCTTATATTGGGATTATCGCTGCCGAGAAACTTATTGGGCTTTCTAAGTACACTCGCATTGCTCAGTGGTGTGCCCGTAGAGGAACACTACAAGAAGAACTAGCCAATGACATTGCAAAGGAAATTCAATTAGCAACCGGAGCAAAGGATGTTGCAGTTCATATAGGTGCTGAACATGGTTGTTGCACTAATAGAGGTATAATGGCAACTAGCTCTTTAACGCAAACAACCATATTACGTGGTTCTTTTAAGACTGATCCTAGTACAAAGAAAGAATTCTTTGATAATGTTAAGCTACAACAATCTTCGGGTGGTAAGGGTGTGTACTAGATATAAGTAAAATACCTTATATTTATAAAAAAGTAATTTTTGATGAAACGACTAGAATATATTCTAAGCGGCACCTCTTATACAAGAGTTCATGCAGCTATGGACCGACCAAACATCGTTTCCTTGGCAGATGATATCTTTGGACGAGTAGCAAAGGAGACAAACCATAAGTTTGGTCTTTTGTACAATGCGTTCACTGAGCCCGGCTTTGGTAATAACCTAAAGAAATTCAACGTTGATAGCATTCATGCTGACTCGGGTGGGTTGCAGATCATTACACAGGGTCTAACAGCAACGGCAGAGATTAAAGATAAGATCTATCGCAATCAGGCAAGCCATGCTGATCTTGGAATGTGCTTTGATGAGATTCCAATCAAGACAACCGGTCTAACTTCGGGAAGAAACGACACTACAAATCGTTTCTTTGATCCCGTGAATCTGGAAGCCATGGCTCGGGAAACTGGAAAGAACATTCACAGACAGATTGATGTGTTTCTAGAAGAGAAGTCAACGTGCAAGCCCATTCTCATTGCACAAGGAAACTGCTACGACACGTACATGAAGTGGACTGAGTACATTCTCAAGGAGATTCCCCAGAGCAAGCACAAGCACATTGGTGGTGTTGCTATGGGTGGTGCCGCACTTGGCACAGGTTCGTTGGAAGACATTGAGCGTGCGTTCTTCTTTACGCAACTACCACTAGAGAAGAGTCATTTGCACATTCTGGGTGTGGGTGCTGCCAAGCGACTTCTACCCTACATTATGTTCATCAAGAATGGAATGTACGACGGTGTGTCTGTTAGTTACGACTCCACGACACATTCATCTGGTGTAGAGTTGGGTAACTACTTTGGCGAGCGTTCTATGTTGTCGTTCAGCCGTAGCTACAATTCGGTGTATGAACTGATGCATCGTGAGTCGTCTAAAATCACGAACATTGACATACCACAAGACGAGTTCTTCAAAATTCTAAACACAGGAAAGACGAAGTACATTGAAGTCGGCGGTGATGTAGAATTGTTCTATGCCGTGAGACTTGCAACTATCATTGGAAGTGTTCTAAATTTCTGCAAGTACATTGATTCCTTGCTCGAGAATCCTAAGGCATTTGACAAGTTCGTGTCTTCAGATAAGAATCTACTTCCTATTAGAAACTTGGTTGATGTAAAAGACATTGACTCGTATAATTACTGGAAAGGCGAGGTTGGGCGATACGTGAAGTCTAATCGAATCGCCGCCGGTCAACCAGCAACACTTGAGGAGTTTTTCTAATGACATCCAGCCAACCTAGTTACATCAAAGTTCGAACCGAGTTCGAGGGTTACCATTTCTACCCCAACGCAGGTGATATTGATACCCGCATTGGGTTCCTTGAAAATGTGCATCGTCATATGTTCAAGGTTGAGGTGAAGATTGAAGTTGAACACGACAACCGAGAGCTTGAGTTCTTTCTAGTAAAGTGGGCATTGCAAGAGTTCATCAGTGGTGGAAACATGAACCACAAGTCTTGCGAAATGATTGCTAGAGAAATTATCAACCATCATCTAATTCCCAAGTATGGCAATCGCTACTACGAGGTTGTGGTTAGTGAAGACGGCGAGTCTGATGGTATTGTTGAAAACATTCCTATTGACGTATGATTGTCTACAAGAACGAGCGCGAGGAGCGCCCTTGGGGTGAGTTCACTACACACGCATGTGGTGATGAACTCACTCACATGTTCAAGATCAAAACAATGATCATCAACCCCAATCAAAGACTTAGCTTGCAGCATCATGATAAGCGTAAGGAGGTTTGGGTTGTTGCCGCGGGAATTGCAAAAGTAGAACTAGACAACGAAGTTTTCTTTGCAACACCCGGCAAGGTTGTAAACATTCCAGTCAAAGCAAAACATAGAGTCTCTTGCGCCAGCCCAACTCACTGTGTTATAGTGGAGCTACAAATGGGCGAGGCATGTGCCGAATCCGACATTACTCGACACGAAGATGACTACGCGAGGAAGACATGAGAAATTTGTTTATTGTTGATATCGAACCCCTGGACAATCGTTACACCAAGCAATGGGCTACTTGGATTCCCGAGTTGGCACAAAAGACTCTTGGTGATAAGTTTCGGGTTGTTCCCGTGAGTGGACACGCAACTGCGTATGATAGACCTGCTGCGGGTGCATTCTTTGACTTCTCAGCTACGTGTGAGTACAAGGCAAGCCAAGCGGTTGAAATCTCTAAGCTGTTCTCCAGCGGCGCTGTTGGTAACGGAGATGTTTTCTTCTTTACTGACGCATGGAATCAAACTGTCCATACAGTAAAGTACATCAGGGAACTCAACGGCATTGATGTAAAGTTGGTTGGTATCTTCCACGCGGGCGCGTATGATCCGACAGACATTCTGGCTCTGCGTATCAAGAACAAAGACTGGGTAAAGGAACTTGAGCGCTCGTATGCAAGTGCCTTTGACATGATGTTCTTTGCAACGGAGCAACACAAGGATAAGTTTCTAACCAATCTTGAACTCAATAATCCCAAGTATCATTCAAAGAGTTATGTTTGTGGTTATCCTCTAGAGTATATCGCTGATTTACGAAACAACAATGAGAAGAAAAACATTGTAGTATTCCCACATAGAATCAATTCGGATAAAGCACCCGAAATCTTTACTATGTTGCAAACTTATGTTCAAGATATCTTTGGTCGAAAAGACATTGAGTTTGTTCGAACACAAGATATGAATATGAGCAAGGAAGAGTATTACGAGTTTCTGAAGAGTTGCAAGGTTGTTTTTAGTGCAAATAAGCACGAAAATCTGGGTATTGGTACTTTCGAGGCAATGACAGCGGGTTGTTTACCATTAGTACCAAGCAAACTATCTTATAAGGAAATGTATAGTACAGAGTTTCTATATGATATGTCGGCAAACTTTTATGAGTATCCAGGATTATACCTAGAGCCCTTGGCACAAATTATTATCTATATGGTTGATAATTATACCTCATATAAAGAAGCATGGGGGAAAGATGTTGTAAGAATACAACAACAGTTCTTCAGTGGTGAAAAGATGATGGAGCTCATCGGAAAGGCTTGAAATTTAATCTAAGATCCCTTATACTGTAGGTACAGTAGGAAATAAGGAGTAGATGATGCAAGAACTCACAAAGACCGAGCAAAATCTGTTGAAGAAGTTCAAGGATTACAGCCGTTTTTATACGAAGTCTCGTATTTCTCTCCAAGGTAAGCGTGAAGTGGAAGCTGCCAAGAAGTTGGTTGCTAAGGGTTTGGCTAAGGAATTCATCAATCTTAGTGGTTATTCTCGCGGTGAGTACAAGGTAAGCCCCTTCACCCGCAAGGCTTACATCACCAAGACGATTTATGTCGCCGCAGGCGAATTGGTTTTTTGAGGAGTAAATGATGGACCTGACCCCTAACCGCCAAGACCTTGTTGAACATCTTCTAGGTGTGCTCTACTCAATGCGAGCCTGCGCTCGACTTGAACAACGTCTGAGTCATAGCCCACATCAATCGGGGTACTACGTCGATCTTGTCAACCGTTTAGAGACACTGATCGACGCTGAACGGGCATTGAACACGAGGATCCAAACTGTAGGACGATAACATCATGAAACCGAAAAAGTGGTCTCCTGTTGACCCAAGACACTTTGAAGGCAAGTCGTTGAGCGAGTTGCAGAAGTCTTTGGTGCAGGCTAAAGAGTTTTCTCAGGAACATCCTGAGTTCCAGTTTGGTTGGCATAACGAATACGTTGAAGAGTTGCGCCGCCGTATTGCTGAGAGGATTGGAAAATGAACGAACGAATTAAGGAACTTGCTCTACAGGCTGGTTTTATTGAAGACGACGGTGGAGACAATCTTCACGTATTTGATGGCTATGAGGCAATAACGTGTACAGAAGAACTCAAAAAGTTCGCCGAACTTATTGTTCGGGAATGTGCTAAACATGCAGAACACGCAAAAGGAATGGATGTTGATTATCAAAAGTATTTCAAAGAACTTTTATTCGGAGTTTCGGAATGAAACCAAAAACTTGGACATTTTGGGTCCGTGCTATGACCAGTGTAGGAACCTCAAAGTATATTAAGTTTGTTCGGAAGAGCGACTATGACAAACTGGCCAAGGAACTTATTGAACTAAAGAAGACACTGGAGATCAAATGATGAACGAACGAATTAAGGAACTATACCGTCAGGCTCACATGGTGCGGGAATATCCCCTAGATGATCCTATGCGTGGTGGCAATCCTCCTACCGTATATTGGGGTGGTGATCGTAGTGCCGAACGGTTCGCCGAGTTAATTCTTACCGAAGTTATAGATATTCTTGCTACTTATCGTATGAAGGCTATATTTGTAGACGGTATTGAATATAATTGTCAACACCCTATCTACGCAATACAAAAACATTTTGGAGTAAAATGAAGTGAAACCTTGCCCATATTGTGGTCACGCTGTTGATTTAGATGATCCAGATACCCTATATCCGAACGGTATCGGATGGGAGGTTAGAAATAACGGGTATTATTCATATCACCACTATAGTGTAGTGCCAAAAGAACAATGGTGTTACAGCATTCATTGTGTAACAACATCAGGCGGATGCGGCGTTGAAATCAGTGGCAATAGTAAACAAGAATGTATTGACAAGTGGAATAGAAGGGTATAATATGAACGAACGAATTAAAGAACTCATGTTAGAAGCAGGATATGCTGCTCCTGAACTTGCTAGTCGTGCTAATAAACTCGCCGAGTTGATTGTTCGGGAATGTGCCCGTATCGTACCCGATACTGATTTGGGTGATGTTGACGGTGGCGATAGTGCGGTGTTGAGAGCAGCATCCAAACAGATTCGAGAACATTTCGGAGTTGAATGATGAACAAAGAACGAATTGATGAACTGGCATTTCAATCTGGGATTACTCAACATAGTTTTAGTGATCCCAAACATCCAGACCTAGACGGCTTTATCGTTAGTCAAGAAAAACTAGACAAGTTCGCCGAACTGATCATCCGTGAGTGCCTAGGCGATCTCAAGGAGCGAATTGCTCTACGATATCAAGGCAGCGACAAAGACCGTGATATCGGCTATGGCATGGAGATCGTCTACTGGGAAATCGTTGATAAGTTTGGAGTTGAATGATGCCTACTAAATTAATAGTAGATGAATATACTAAATCAAAAATGTCAGAGTACATTGGACTAACACTAATACCAAAATACTGGCACTGCGATAATGAAGATTTGATCTATTGTGAGTGTTTAGAAAATCCACAATTAGACGGTTACATTTTTTATCTTTTTCTAGAGAATTGGAATATAGAAACCGACTTTAGGTTTGGAGTAGAATGATGTTAGGACAAGAAATCGTTAGTTATTTGGCACTGACCATTGCAGTTGTTGGTATGGTGATGATCTTGGCTATTTTAGTCAAGGTTTTTTGGATTGTAATGTTCAAGATCAAATGATGGAATATATTATTCTCAGAGCAGTTACTCTACCGGAACTTGAAAAGAAAGTCAACGAGTATATCAAGCAAGGTTGGCGTCCACAAGGTGGAGTTACACACTACAATACGGGCGCTAATCACAGTCAGGCTATGATTAAGGAGAATGAATAATGTATGAAACAATTGGTCTTATTGTGATGGGGTGTTTAGCATTTTCTGTCTGCGTTGCAGCCTTGGCGTTATCATTTATGGTTATTGATATGCTGTTTAGCCACCGTATCAGCGACTCACTATCTGCTTGGTATGAGCGTAAGTTTAGGACGTGAAGTAATTATGACAACAAGATATGTAACGGTTGAAGCCGAAGTTGATTTGTCAGAGTTTGATGACTATGATCTCATTGAAGAACTAGAAATTCGAGGTGTGGACTATAATACCAAAGGTGTTGATGCTGATGAAATGCGTGAACTACTAGAATCTATCTGGTTGAATCGTCGCAGGGGTCTTGACTATCAAGCAGATTTGGATAAACTTATATACGGTGTTTTAGGCAAGGTGATTTGATGTCTGTACTTTCTATTCTCAATTCTTTGGCAGCAGTTTCTTCTCGAAATGAGAAGTTGGCTATTCTACGCACAAACAAAGACAATCTGTTACTGAAGGAATTCTTCAGGCTTGCGCTTGATCCCCTGATCACATTTGGCATCAAGAAGATTCCAGTATACACGCCCAACCGTAATCCACTTGGTGACGATTCAGCTCAATTAGATTGGGGTATGGATCAATTCGAGAAGCAATTTGCCACTCGTGCCATTACAGGTAACGATGCCATTAGCCATCTTACTTACGTTCTCGAAAATGTAACAGAGGACAATGCAGAGGTGCTAATCCGTATCCTTGGCAAGGATCCCAAGTGTGGTGTCGCAGAGGCTACAGTAAACTCTGTGTGGAAAGGTCTTATCTTTGACTTTCCGGTAATGAAGGCTACGCCTCATGATGAGAAGACTATTCAAAACATCTCGTTTCCTGCCTACAGTCAACTAAAGCTGGATGGTGCACGGGCGCAGATTGTCATCAATAACGGCACTGTTACTGTGTATTCATCGAGTGGGCGCCCCATCGAGACCCATGGTTACTTTGATTGGTTTGCCAATGTAACAGACAATCTGGTCTTTGACGGCGAGTTGCTTGTTACAGAAGACACCGGCAAGTTCATGGAACGGAAGAAGGGTAATGGCATCGTGAACCGTGCAGTGAAGGGAACCATCCCCGCGGCACAGGCAAAGCAACTGCACTTTGTTGCCTTTGATATCGTTCCCCTTGCAGACTGGAAGGCTGGTATCTGGCGCAAGGTATACGAGTATCGGTTTCAAGCTCTTGTACAGTACAGTGAAAAGTTTCGCCATAACGCCTCGGTTGTTGAGACCAAGATGGTCAACAGCGAGCGCGAGGCATTGAATCATTTCAAGAAACTATATAAAGATGGAAACGAAGGAACCATTCTAAAGGACAAGGAAAGTTTCTGGGAAAACAAGCGTAGCAAGTATCAGCTGAAGATGAAAGGTATTCTAACCTGTGATCTTAGAGTTGTTGGTGTAGAAGAAGGTACTGGTAAGAATAAAGGAAAGATTGGTGCCCTTGTGTGCCAGAGCTCGGATAGTGAGCTTGAGGTAAATGTGGGAACTGGTCTAACGGATCAAGATAGAGCAGAGAAGTTTAGCTTCTTCATTGACAAGATTGTTGAAGTCCAATACAATGAACGCATCGTCAACAAAACAGACGGCGCAAAGTGGTCTCTGTTCCTGCCTCGATTCGTCCAAGTGCGTATCGACAAGAACGAGGCAGATAGTTTGAATTTGATTAGCATAAAAGGAGTTTGATATGGCAAAGGCAAAGATTACTGATAAGGGTAACGTTAGGTTACTAATGAGCATTGATCAATGGAATCTTGTTGCATCGGTGTTGAACCATGTTCGACTAGGCGACCGAAATTACGAGACGGTTGCAATGTCTGATCTGTTGTGTGACTTGGGAGCATTCAACGATGAACATGACTTTGGTAAAGTACCTATTGGTTTCACTGAAGATGAAGACTATCCGGGTGACTACACTATTGAACTAGATCCGGAAGAAGAAGACGACGAAGACGAAGATTGGGATTGATATGAAAATTGTAAGCGCATCGGATTTGCATCTGGAGTTTCACGGACATAAGGAGAACTATGGTCTGTCTGACACCATTCTATACAATGGTTCAAAAGCCGATGTGCTTATTCTTGCTGGTGACATTCTAAACTCAGAAGTTTTGAAGAACAAGAAGAAGGGAGTTCGAGGAAAGCTCGACAATGTATTTGGTTGCTTTTCTAAGCATTACAAGAATGTCATCTACGTGATGGGTAATCATGAACACTACGAAGGCGACTTTCCAAACACAAAGCACCTAATTGGTGAGTTCATCTTCCAATACAGCAACATTACTCTGCTGGAAAAGACTGGAGTCTTTATTGACGGGGTTCGTTTCTTTGGTGGTACAATGTGGACTGATCTTTCTGATCCGATCAAGTCACAGTTTGCAAGAAAAGGAATGAATGACTACTTCCTCGTAGAGAACACCGCGAGGAAAATAGCATACAGAGCGAGGACCGAAGATGATCGACTGTTTATGAAGTATCGTTCGGGAACCTTGCTTCCCAGCGATACAACAGAAGATCACTTTGAGTTTATCAAAGCGCTTGAAGAAGACGTGGCGTTTCACAATGAAATGAACTATGTGGTTGTTACTCACCACTCTCCTTCATTGGCTATGTGTGATCCTGTATACCTTGGTGATGAGTACAACTGTTGCTATCATAACAACCTTGACAACTTTATTATGGATAACCCGCGTATCAAGAGATGGTTTTGTGGGCACACCCATATAGCAAAAAGGTTGACTATGGGCGAGTGTGAAATTATACTGAACCCAAGAGGCTACCCGGGTGAGCTTCGAACTGAGTATGAACTAGCGGAGACAGAACTATGATGGTTGATGTAAAGTGGGATGGAGACGAGGCATATCTTGTCTTTCCCGATGGTGCCCTTCCAGAGAATTGGAATGTTGGTGACATGATTGAATGGATTGACAATAAGGATGGATCTTGGACCATGAAAAAGAAAGAACGAAATTTTGTACAAGAGGTTGTTGAGTTCAACCGCCTAGCGGGAGGTCAGAATACTTTCAACCCCCGTATGGTTGCCCTTTATGTTGGTCTACAACTAGAGGAAATGGCAGAGAAGATCGAGTCCATTCCCGACCCATACGATAAACTAGGTAAGTTGCGTGTTGCACTTGAATACCATTCAAGGTTGTTCAAGGAAGGCACGTTTGACAATCTAGTGGAAAAGATGGACCATGAACATCGAGTAGAAGCATTGGATGCTGATATTGACTTGGCGGTAGTTGCTCTGGGTGGTGCTTGTGCATTGGGAGCGGAAGTGGACTCCGCTGCCAATGAGGTAATGAGTTCCAATATGTCAAAGTGCATGGAGGATGAAAACGGTAATCTGTACATGGCAAAAGATGCCAACGGTAAGGTTATCAAGGGTAAGAACTTCTTCAAACCTAATCTAAAGAACTACGTAAAATGAAACCAATTATCATGTTGGACATGGATGGAGTCATCGCCGACTTCATCTCTGTGTACAATGCGGTTACTCCTCAAATTGACTCAAAAGAAAAGTTCTATGATGCGGTTCGTGTACATAGAATTTTTGAGAAGTTACCTTTGCTACCCAACGCAAAGAATCTATTGAGTCTTTTGTTTGATGAGCTAAAGGTAGAGGTGCAAATCCTGTCTTCTATGGGTACCTATAATAAAGAGGTAGCCATGCAAGTTGCTGCACAAAAGACCAAATGGCTTCACATGCACGGTATCAACGCATCAAAACTAAACTTTGTGAACTCATGGAGTCTCAAGGAGAACTATTCTTCTCATCGATCAATTATGATTGATGACAGAAGTGATGTGATTGCCCAATTCATCAAGCATGGTGGCTTGGGTGTTCTATATGATGATGCAAAGTTCGACACCATTAAGCATGAGATTATCGAGAATGTTGAACTAATCCGTAACAGCGCAAAAGCAGAGGTAGTGTAATGCCCACATATACATTCCGCAATCTAGATACGGGTGAGTTCGAAGAACATGTAATGCGAATGTCCGAGCTAGACGCGTTCAAGGAGGCAAACCCCCGACTTGAACGTGCTCTTGTCGATACTCCTAATTTTGGTGATCCGGTTCGTATGGGTCGTATTAAACCCGACAATGGCTTCAAGGAAGTTCTACAGAAGATTTCCGAGCGAGCCCCAGGCGGGAAGGTACTAAGAGACAATATACGATAGAGACTATATACAGAGTGTTTTACTAACCGAGACCTCTGATGGCAACCAAAAAGACCGCGGCACAACGACGAGAAGAAGTCATTGAAGGCGAAGATCACAAGCATCAACATCAACCCGTATCTAATGGACTAAAAGTCAAACTAGACCATCTACGAACCTTTGACCCCCTAACCGATAATCAAGCAAAGTTTTTTGAGATGTATCGGGGAGGGGGTTATTTTATTGGGCTTTTTGGTAGCCCCGGTGTGGGCAAGACATTCCTTGCAATGTACAGAGCCATTGAGGAAGTTTTGGCAAAGGACAATCCGTTCAAGCAGGTTGTAGTAGTGAGAAGTCTTGTGCAGTTGCGTGAGATTGGTCATCTGCCGGGCAATCTAGAAGAAAAGCAAGAGATTTACGAACTACCCTACAAGGAAATTTGTGGTACTCTGTTTGGTAGATCTGATGCGTGGGATCGTTTGAAAGAACAGGGGCATGCAAGATTTATCAGCACAACCGCTATTCGTGGTATCTCCATTGATGATTCAATCATCATTGTCGATGAAATTCAGAATTGCAATTGGTCCGAAATAAATACAATTGTGTCACGTGTTGGTCATCGCTCCAAGATCATCTTCTGTGGTGACTTCAAACAAACTGATCTTATCAAGTCAAACAAAGACACAAGCGCCTTTCACGATTTTAGAAAGGTCGCTACATCAATGTCGGCGTTTCAGGAAGTTTACTTCACACCAAACGACATCGTGAGAAGCTCTCTGGTGCGTGACTGGATTATTGCTTGCGAACAAAACGGGTATTGATATGGTAACTGCCGAGAATCTTTCAATTATTCTTCCAAGATGCAAGGATCCTGATCGTTGGGCATTTGAGCTTGAGTCTGAACTGTATCAGTACAACATCACAACCACGGAACAGGTTGCATCTTTTCTATCCCAAACCGGACATGAGTCGGCACACTTCAATGTTCTTGAGGAAAATCTAAACTATTCCAAAGACGGACTTCGCAAGATCTTTGGTAAGTATTTCCCCACGGATGAACTAGCCGCTTCTTATGCTAGAAAGCCGGTTACAATTGCGTCAAGAGTTTATGGTAATCGTATGGGTAATGGTCCCGAGGCAACACAAGATGGTTGGAATTATAGAGGTAGAGGTCTAATCCAGTGCACTGGATATAGAAATTATTCTGCTTGCTCACAATTCTTGTTTGAAGATGGTAGACTTGTTCATGATCCCGACTTGTTACTGGAGCCCAAATATGCTATACTATCAGCATGCTGGTTCTGGTCCGCGAATAAGTTGAATGATTATGCTGATGATGTTGTGAAGACCACGAGAATAGTCAACGGAGGTCAACATGGACTTGAAGATCGACAAGCAATTTATAATCGAGCAATGAGTAACCTTTGATGATATATCAACCAATAGAACTTCCAACACTAGAAAGAAAGACGGGTAAATTTGGCAGAGTTTATGTAACAGAAGAAGGTCTTGAATTTCCTTCAGTTACCACTGTACTTTCGCACAAACCCAATCAAGATCTGGATGACTGGAGAGCTTCTGTTGGCGAAGAAGAAGCAAAACGAATCGCGGCAAGAGCAGCACATAGAGGCACATACATTCATGCTCTGTGTGAGGCGCATATAAAGGGCACACAGAAGCCCCCAAAAGACATCTTCAACTACGACATGTGGGTAAGTTTCAAGCCTCTTGTTGAAAGAATAGAAGAGGTATACGCACTCGAGGCACCTCTATACAGCAAGTTTCTGGGTATAGCGGGTACAGTAGATTGTGTGGGATTGTGGAACGGTCGCCTATCAATCATAGACTTCAAAACCTCTAGTAGAGTAAAAAGTGCGGAAGACATTCCCTCCTATTTCATGCAATGTGCCGCCTATGCTGTGATGTGGGAGGAGCTAACAAAGAAGCCAATCACCCAGCTGGTTGTTCTCATGGCAGTGGAAGACGAATCACCCCTTGTTTTCGTCGAGCACCGAGACAACTGGATCAAGGAGTTCATGCAGCTTCGTAAACAATACAAGGAAACCTTTGGACTATGATCAAAGTATTCTTGGCGCTTGCACTACTCTTTGTCGTGTCACCTCTGCATCACATGGGTATCAAGCAAATCATTGATGCAGAGATTGCGTGCTTGACCATGAACATTTACTATGAAGCAGGCAGCGAGTCCAAACAAGGCAAGATTGCAGTGGGCAACGTTACCATGAACAGAATGAAAAGCAACCAGTTTCCCAATACTGTATGTGGTGTCATTACTCAATCATATAAGGGAGCGTGCCAGTTTTCATGGTTTTGTAGTGGTAAGATACGCCAAATCCCCCAAACTACATACAATGAGATCAACAAATTGGCAAAGAAGATTTACTTTGGTGAAATAAGAGACATAACAGGAGGTGCATTATTCTTCCATAACCACGAAGTATCTCCCGAATGGGCATCACACGAAAAGATGACTGTTGAAATTGGTAATCACAAATTTTATAGAAAGTAATCATGAACAAAACATCAAATAAAGATGAGGAGATTATTCCTAATCTATTCTCAAGAGAGTTTGATTTCATTCGAACTGTAACTCAAGAAGTAAAACGCCACGATGTATTTCTTGATACTGATATTGGAGAACCTCAAAACTACAGAGATCTAATTACGTTACTATTCAATGCAAATGAGAATGATAGTATCAACATCTTTATCAACTCGCAGGGTGGGCATCTAAATTCCGCACTTGCAATTATTGAGGGCATCAAACATTCAAATGCCCAGGTAACTGGTATCATCATGGGTGAATGTTATAGTGCTGCTTCAATGATTGCACTAAACTGCCATAATGTAGTTGTTTTGGATAGTGCGAATATGATGATTCATACTGCTTCATTTGGTACTGCGGGTAATACTAGTAATGTAAAAGCATATACTGATTTCACAGTAAAGGAAGTTGAAAAACTATTAGTATCAACATATGAAG